TCAAAACATGACAATTGGGAATATTATTAATTTAAGATTTCATACAAATGATGATCAAGATCAAGAAATGATAGACCATAAAAGAACTGGTGAATATATGATTTATGCAGCAAGGCATGTATTCACTGCAAATAGATATACAGTTAATTTAACTTGTGCAAAAATGGCTCAAGAGCAAGGTGTTGAGCAATGATAAAATCTATTCATAAAGAACATTATGGTGAAGACTTTTATTGGTTTATAGGTAAAGTAGTAAATGATTTAGATCCTGAATTTTTAGGAAGAGTTCAGGTTAGAGTTTATGGGATTCACTCACAAAGTCAAGATGATTTACCAAATGCGCATTTGCCTTGGGCCCAATGTTTAATTCCTAGCACTGAAGGTGGCATTTCTGGTATTGGGAAACATGCGAAGATTTTACCAGGAGCTTTAGTTTTTGGGTTTTTTATGGATGGTAAGTCATGTCAAATCCCATTTATTCTTGGCTCTATACACCACACTGAAACACAAATAGGTGGATCTAATAATGCAACTGAAGCAAATCCAGATATATTTGATCCAAGAGGAAGAGATCAAATTCCCGGTGTAACACCATCAGCTGGAGACGGGCAAACTTCTTCTGCGCCAGGGAATTCTAATAGAATTGATACAGCATTGCCAGGAGGAACTCCTGCTGAAAAGATTTTTAATTTCTTTACAAGAAATGGATTAACTCCAGCCCAAGCTTCAGGTTTTATTGGTAATTTTTATGCCGAGTCGAGTTTAAATCCTGCAGCAAGAAATCCAAATGATAAAGGAAAAGTTTCTGAAGGTTTAGCTCAATGGAGAGGATCAAGAAGAGACGATCTTATAGCATATTCACAGCAAAATGGATTAGATTATAAAACTTTAGATGCTCAATTAAATTTTGTAATGCATGAGTTAAGAACAACTGAAACAAAGGCTTCAGGTGAAATTAAAAAAGCAACAACTCCCAAAGAGGCAGCAGTTGCTGTTTCAAGATATTATGAAAGGCCGGAATTTGAAATTGTAAACGGACAATATACATCTCCATCTCTTAATGTAAGAACAGACACTGCAATAGATGCATATAATAGATTTGCAAGAGGAAGTTAATAATGATTAAAGTATCCATAAACATTCCAACTTTACAAGTTAATGACATATTATCTAATATTCCTATTGTATCAGATATTGTAACTTTACAATCTCAAATTAATGGGATAGCTGGAGAAATAAATTCTGTTAAACGAGCAATTCTTGGAAATTCTTTAGGTGAAGTTATTAGTGGTTTAGAATCATTAACACAAAACATTGATCAGTTTACAATTGGAATTGAAAGAATTCCTGGAATGGCTGCTGTTACACCAAGTGTACCAGGTTTTGAAAATATTTTAACTAAAACAGTATCATCTTCAACTGACTTAAATAAAATAACTGGAAATGGAGTTCAGAATGGTTCTTTATTTGAAATAGTGATATCTACAGCTCCAAGATCTGTAAAAAGTGGTATGTATCAAAAATTAGGAAAAACGCCAGACTATAGCGTTGTAGATCCTATAATACCTTCAGAATTTAAGTCTAATGCCTCTAAAGCGTTTGATGCTGTTGAACAAACTAATGCTGCAATAACAAATATTGTAAATGAAGTGAATAGCGCTGTTAGCAATTTACAGATTAATGTAAATACTGCAGTTGGCAGTGTTAGTGTTAATCCTTTAGATTCTGTGTCTCTTAAAGTAGATAATTATATAGAAAGACAAATAAGAGAAGTTACAAATAATGATATTCCTGAGGATGTAGTTTATTCTGCTACAAGAAGTATTAGTATTGATAAGGATCCAACTTCAGCAATAAACAAAATAGAACCATTTAAAAAAGTAACTTCTCCAGAACTAGAAGAAGCTATTTCTAGTTTGCCAACTAGCCCATCAAGTCAAATTGAATCGTATTCACCGGCAACCAAAGATTTTGGTCAAAGCTCTGAAAAAATTAAAACGGTGAGGTCAGCACCGTCTTCATGGAAAGGCGCATCTACAAATTTAAAAACATATAAGTTTGAGGCTGTTAGTTCTGTTGAAGAATTAATTTCTGAGTTTAGAACTATTACTAGACCAATTACAGAATTTGTTACACACTGGACTGCAAACTATAACGATCAAGGTCATGTAGGTGCAAGACAAATGCATGAAGTTGCAGTAGCAAGAGGATTTTCTGGTTGCTCTTATCATTATGTTGTTAAAAAAGATGGGACAATTGAAAGAGGCAGACCTGTAAATATAGAAGGTGCACATAGTTTAAATGGCCACAATAAATATAGTATTGCTATATCATTTGTAGCAGGATATAACTGTAATGCTGGAACACCTCATCCTGAAAGATATGTTAGTGCACAATCAATAACTCCTGCTCAAATGGCAGCTTTTGATAAATTTTGCGCAGCTTTTTATTCTGTATGGCCAGGTGGACAGGCATATGGACATAATGACACAGATCCAAGAAGAAAAGTTGATCCTGGATTTGATGTGCCAGAATATGTTAAAACTAAATTTGGAAAATTAAATATTCTTGCTGCAGCACAAGGACCTTTAACACCTGGGCAATTAGCATTAGTATAGGAAATTAAATATGGCTGATAACGAAGACTTAACACTTGAAGATCAACTGGCGCTCTATGGTCAAGGTAGAGTAAATTCTACAGGCCGTGCAGATGGCGTATCAGTAGATCCTACTCAGCAATATCCTACTTACAATAATGAGCCTTCTTATAATAAATCGGCTCGCGGGGTTGATATTAATAATCTTGATATTAAGTTAAGTAAGCCAGAAATACCAAATAGTATTCAACAAGACATTTCTTCACAATACCCAAAAGTTAAAATTGACCAAACTCCAAGTGGACATATTTTTGAATTGAATGATACACCAGGTGGCGATAGAATTTTACTTAAGCACAATACAGGTTCTGGTTATGATATTCGTCCAGATGGTACAATTGTGACAAGTTCTAAATCCGATCAAGTTCAAATTGTTGGAGAAGAATTTCATTTAGTTGTTGGTGGCGATGGCAAATTAACATTTTATGGCAATTTAGATTTAAAAGTTACTGGCGACATGAATATGGATGTTGGTGGTAACTTTATAATGAAAGTAAGAGGATCGGTCATTGCAGATGTTTTTGGATCAGTAACTAAAAAAATAGTTGGAAATGTTCGAGAAACAGTAAAAGGAATATATCAGGCTTATCGTCTTGGAAGATCTATCAATATTACTTTAGGTGGTTTTAGCAATTATGTTAAAGGAAACTTTAAGCAATTAGTGCATGGAGAAGCAGCGTATAATCATAAAGATAATGTTAACTTTACTGGTGAAACAGATCTAGATATATCTTCTAATAATATGAATTTAGCTGCAAGAGACATTTCAGTTTTTGGTGATACGGGTACAATTGGTGGAGAAAATATTATAATGTACAATTATAATATGCATACTAAGAAAACTGTTTGGACTGAAACAATGGATTTCACAGCTATTTATGGCACAACAGTACATGCCGATTTAAGAGGTACTGCTACTGCTGCAAAGAGAGCAGGTGTTGCCGGTGGTATAGGTGGAGGAGGTGTTCCTGGCTTAACTAATGACACAACTGCTAGAGACACAAAAGAAACAGCGTTACCAACAGAAGCTTTGTTAAATGATTATTTAGATAATTCAAGTAGAGGAACTAGAAAAGTTAGTATTGACGAAGATGGCGGTATTGCTCGTTCTATTGATTTTTCTGAAGACTATGGTAATGTAGTAGATAGAGAACTTGATCCTAGAGAAACAAAAGCTAAATTAAAAAATCCAGCTAATTTTGAAAATGAAAAATTTGTTTCAGAACAAATTGCAGCTGGCAATTTATCTCCAGATTATGCAAATTCCTCTCCAGGACCTGTAGCTAGAGTTGCAGGCCAAAGTCAAACTGTAAATGTCGGCCAAACGTTAATTGGAAGTAAAACACAATATTCAGATGCAAAGTATAAACAATCTTCAGGATCCACAAAAAGAAAAATTAATACATTTGTTGCTGATAGGAATTATGATCCAAATAAATTAACTGAAATTACTGCAGCTACGAAATTAAGTAAAGGTATGCCTATTTCAAGATTTCTTGGTGGATATGGTGATGCATCAAATTTAAATCACATAACAAGTTTAAGTGAAAAACAACAAATTGCTAGAAATTTGTTACCTCATACTTTAATTGTTAATACCTTTAATTTACTTGATTCTTTTAATGGATATAATCTTGTTATAGCTGAAGGGCTATATAAACAATATGATGGAGAAACAATCACACCAGAAAGCGTCTTAGATTATCGGAAAGTTGGTAGAGCTATAGTTTATGAAGTTTATAAAACTTCTACAGGTCAACCATCACCAGAAAAACTTTTTGAATTTGCAGAGTTTTTAAAAGATTCTTTTCAATATCAAGAATTGTCGCTTAGATATGATAATTTTGACCCAAGAAAAGCAGACAAAGAATCACAGCTCGTTGTAATTACTCCTGAAATCCCTTCTGATTACAATGTAAAATATGATATGAAATTGTCTACATATTATAATGAATCTAAACAGAGTGATGAAGCACTCGTAGAATTTATATAAATAAAGTAAAAAGAGTTTCAGATGGTAACAAAATCTTTTTCGACCGAAGATGGAAATTTAAGTAGTTCGAGCATTGTTTCGGCGCGGACTATTTATTTTAAAGATATTGATTTGTCTATGGAACTTAAGACGTCTGGTGATGTCTATAAAAAAACTCATGCTTCAGCAGTTAAGCAATCTGTGAAAAATATTATTATGACTAATTTTTATGAAAAACCATTTGACCCATTTTTTGGGGCTAATATATCTGGTTTATTATTTGAATTAGCTAATGACTTAACAGGTGAAGAA